GAAAACTACTAGTACCCTTACTCATTAACATAGCACTATCTAATTCTGGTATTTGTAGTACAGGATAGAAAAAAACATAACCTGGTTTATCAATTGGGACTGGTTCAGTAGCATTTACATCAAATCTAAATTGACTTGCAGAATATAGTAATTTTTTTGAATATAATCCTACTTGAACTGGATTAACTGGTATATTCCAATCAATTGCTCTGTCTACCCATTTTGGCGCAACTTCATCTCCAGAATTATCCCCACCATCCCTTGCATATTCATATTCAGCATAAGCAGCTGGTTTTAAATCTGTAGCTTCAACACATAATGACAATATACTATCTGTCGGTAATAATGTAGCATCAAACCATAAACCACCGTTAAAAAAATCTTTTCGTTCTACTTGTAATACCCCATTGGTTACTCTCCAAGCAATATTAAACTGTTTAAATTCATCTAAATATTGAACACCATTCAAATTAGGTTTATTTATTTCATAATGTCCAGAAAAAGGATCTCCCTCTTTATATCCAGAATCTAATCTAACTGTATTATGATAATATTCACCTACATCAAATAAACTACTTTGAAAACCTAAATTACAAAGTTTACAAAGATTTATCATATATGAATGAACATATGCAGCTCTATGTCTTTTATTACACCCAGTTATTGCTGTACCTATAATATTAAATAAATTACTTGTATCACCTAATATAAATCCAAAAAAATTAAATACTGCAATCAATGGAGCAAATATTATGAAAAATATAATTCCTAATACTAATCCAAATTCATGCAATGATGATGGTTTTATATCATCACAATAAATTACAACAATTGATTTTCTAAATTCATCTTCACCTGCTGCAACATTTCTAATTTTATCCCAAATATTAGTATTCTTCAAACACTTAATAGCCTGTGCATCTGGAGTATCATCAATAACCGTAACTGTAGCTTCACAGAATGGAATTAAACACCACCTTACATCTGCACCCTCAATCAATCCATCAAAAACCTGTCTTGGATTACCGTTAGAATCTAAACAGCATAAATCAAAAACCAGAACTTTAATGTTCTCCAGTTTCGGATTAGGTTTATTTATAATTTCCTGTACTAAATAATCATAAGCAGCACCACGTACAGTTAATTCTGGACTGAATCCAAATGCAGATTCTCCAGATTCTGTCTTATTACGGTAAACAAAAGATATACTTTCAGTACCATCAAAATCATTGCTGTTCTGTAAAATACCATCAAAATATATCTCCAAATTATTCATGGCTTAGTAATATATAAAACAGTTGTTGTCAAAAATGCAGTCAATCCAGTTATACCTATCACCTGCCAAATCTTTTTATTTCTGATTTCTTTCTTTAACTCAATATTTATATATCTCATGGTTATATCAGAATTGTCAATTTGTTTACGTAATACAATATTACTAAGATCACCCAACCTTATATCTTCTTTCAAAATTTTAATTAAACTATCCTGTTTAATTATCATTGATTCAGAACGTTTCAACAAATTTAAGCATTTATCTAAATCATTTTGTGAATATAGACCAGAATAGATAAAAATAAATGCAAAAATTAAACTATTTCTTATCATGCTTTTTAAGAAAATTATCAATGTCATGTAATAATTCTACTTGCTGAACACTAATACTGCGTTCAAGACTATCTATTGTCAGTTTTAATTTTTGCCTTTCAACCTGGATAGCTTTTATTTCATTTTCTAACTGTTCTCTATGATGTTTGAATATTTCATGAACAGAAGATGTCTGGTATCTGACAATATAGGTAACAGCAGATATAAATAACAGCAAACCAATACCGATAAATATTAAATTACTTCTTTGCATCTTTCTTCATCTTGTTTTTAATCTTCATGTTATTTGCAGCATCACTTAAAGCTATAGCAACAGCTTGTATCTGTGGCTTACCCTCTTCAATTAACATTCTAATATTATCAGATATACATTTCTGATCTCCAGTTAAACATTTTTTTAGTGGCATAGTATTTTATTTTGAACGGTTACGATTAAAATTAGCTTTTCGCTGTCTGGTTTCAACTACTTTAAATATTCCATTAGCATTAGCCATTACTGTTGTGGATGGCATGTATTTAGGCAAATCAGATAAAATGTTCTCAATGTTTTCCAGTCTGCTTTCAAGCCTATTATTATCCGTATTCATGTTGATGAAGAAAGACTTTCCACCAAGTTCTGAATTAAGATTCACATCAGTTCCCATACCTAACAATGAATTTTTTAATCCACCATTTAAGTAATTATTTGCAAAACCATTCAGCACATCTGCAGGTATTTTCTTATTGTGAACAGCTGTCAATACATCCCAATACTTGCTGTTAGTGTCCGTTGTAATTACACGTTCTCCTTTGTTCAATCTGGCAGGAACAGTATCTCTACCTGCAGGGAATCTGTTCTCTCTGTCTATGTATTCACTACCCTCATAAAACGCACTACCTGCTGCTGATCTTGCCTGTGCAAAACCTGCCAACAATGCAATAATAGTTGATGCAATAGTGAATGGAGCAGCAGCACCACCCTCTGCAGCAGCTTTAGCAATCGCCAATGTACTATTAACAACTAACTGTACTAATGCAATAGCTTTTTCACGTTCAACAGCTTCTCTTCTTTGCTGTTCAAGTTCTTCCAGTCTTTTCTTTTCTAATTCTAACTGCCTTGCGTTGAAATTTTCACTATTCTGTCTTATCTCATCTAATGTAGAACGTGAACGGTCAGCAGCTTTATCTAATGATGCAATATAAGCCTGTGATTGTGCTGTTAATACTGAAAAAACTGCATCACTTGCTTGCTGAACTAAATCTAATGTAGACTTAGCTATTTCTTTTGCAGACATTGTTGTTTTGTCCTTTGTATCAGTAGCCTGCTTATCTAATTCAGTAAGTTTCAATTTCAATTCACTTATCTGTTTGTTTATTGCAGACAATGCTAAAGGATCATCACCAGATGCATCACGTAATTCTTCAAGAAATTTTATTCTGGTTTTAATTATTTCTTTGTTAGCTTTATTTTCTAAATCTAATCTTCTCTTATTAAAATCCTCTTGAATCTTTTGCTGTGCTTCTGCATTACCAAAATTAGCTTTCAATAAAGCATTTCTTTCAAGTTCTAACTGAATAAGCTGTTCATTTAATCCAGTTTCCTGATTGTTTACTCTATATTGTGATGCTAAATCTAAACTATCTTTGTATGCCTTATTGCTTTCATCAAATGCTTTCTTTTCAGCGTCTAAAACATCCTGTATTGCTTTAGCTTTAGCTTCCTGATTTTTAATGTAATCTAAATCTAACTTATTCCGCTCTTGCTGATTCTTAGCTAACAATATTTTCAATTCAGTATCAGTCAGACCAAGTTCTTTAGCATATTTTTTATATAAATCTTCAATAACATTTATTGAATCAAGTTCAGCTTGGAATCTTTCCTTTGTTCCCTCTTCTGTTTGAAGAACTAATAATTCCTGTCTTTTTCTTTGATCTTCAATCTCCTTATTTATAGCATCAAGTCTTGCTTGCTGTGCTTCCTTTTCACGTTGTTGCTGCTCCTTAATAGCACGTTGCGCAATCTCATTAAGTTTTTTATTTCTTTCCTGTGCTGCTAACTGTAACAATAGATTTTGTTCAGTAGTATTGCTTGTAAATTCTTCACTTATACTTTTTAATGCAGCTTGAAGTCTTAATACTTGCTGATTATTATCAAAAGTTGCTGATTGTGCATATTGTTCTTGCGCTTTAGCTAATTCAGCAAATAATTTTTCTTGTTCTGTAAATAAAGTATTAAATCTTTTTCTGGATTCACGTGTCACTTTATCAGTTTCTAACTTATAACTTTCTTCTACAGCAGCAGATGTATCACCTAACAATTTTATTCTTGCAGTTCTGATACTGTCTTCAAGTTCAATCTGTCTTTGAACCCTGGTCTCTTCTTCTTTGATTATTTCTTCTGCAGTTTGTTTATATGTCTTAACTAATTCAGCACGTTGCTTTTTTTCTTCTTCCGTTAAATATCCACGCTTTTCTTCTACAGCCTGTAACCTGTTAAGTTCTTCTGTGGCTATAGTTAATTTTTCTGTATAAGTAGTTGATGAATCAGATAACTTTTCCATGTTATCAACACCTTTTTCTGTCTGTCCAAAGAAACTACCTAAATAACCTAATACAGTAGGCAAAACAGTTGCTATTAATCCAAACGGATTTAAACCACCTAACAGATTAAATGCACCTCGCAATAATCCTACAGCACGTTTCATGCTGTTAATGTTTCTCGCACCTTGCAACAACTGACCACCTAAACTTTTTTGTTGTGCAGCTACCTGACCAGTTGAAACAGCTAACTGCTGATTAGTCTGGTTCAATTGCTTATTAACAGCAACACCTGTCTGTGATTCCTTATTAAGATTCTTTTCAGTTTTAACCAGGACATCTCTTTTCTGTGTTAGTTGTTGTGTGGTCTTAGCTTCGGTCTGTAACACATTGTTCAATTCTTCTTGAGCCTGTGTTAAAACTTCTGAAACATCAGCACCATCTTCTAATGATGCATTCAATTCATCTATCTTTGCAATAGCAGAATCAACCTGTGCTTCAAATGATGCAGCATCAAATTCTAAACTATATACGTCTTTTATTTCCGCCATTTTCTTTTAGTTTATTAGCTTCCTGTAAGGCTTTTTCATTATCTCGGATTATCTGTTCCAATGCTGTGTAATAATCAATCAAACACCAATATTTTACATCCTGCATTGCAATAGTGTCACCCTTGCAAATAATATAATCGTTCTCTCTGTTTTTGCCCCTTAAATCTAATAACGCTTTTTGATAGTAGCTAGGTTTCTTATCTTTCTTTTCCTTTACCTGCTGATTCAGTTTTGGAAAGTTTATTTTTTTGTATCGCTCAAACCTCTCAATATTTGTTCCATACTGGTCAAAAAAAAACTGCGCAATTCGTCATCCTGTCTAATAGCATCCAATTTGCGTTGTTGCGTTTCTTCATTTATTATGTATGGATTCTCACCATCAATATAGAAGAAATATAACCCTGCCTGTATCAGCATATCATCCAGAGTAATATTTTTCATTCTGAATAATAAATCATTGATAACATTCTGTGATGATTCAACAAACTGTCTTAGTTTATCCTTGGTTGCATTCATCCATGGTAAATCTTTAACGTTTGTCAAGACATCATTCATCTTATCCATGATTTCTTGTTTGCTCACTCCGTATTCGATTGCCAACATGCTTTCTTCTATCCTTTGAGACCTCTCCTTTGTCAGCTGACCTGCATTCTTCAGGATGTACCAGTTGTTGTCGTTGCGATCCGTAAAAATTCGGACAAGTTCTATGCGTTGGTTTGTCGCTTTCGGTATGTAACTGTTTAGCCATTTTTTAAAATTTTTCTCGTTACGTTCTGCTCTTGTTTCCTTTTTAAACCATTTCATAATCAAAGTTATTAAGAAATTTTTATATCATGGCAAAAACTGTTTATTAAATAACGTAAATTATCTAACAAGTCAGCCTGCCTTTCCTCTCCTTTGCCTTTTATAATCTGTCTACTATTATTTGATTTAATCCTTAACACATCCATCCGCAAATTTGGACATTTATCTTCATATATTTTAAATTCTGGACATTTACTTATCAAAGTATTTACTTGTACATAACTTTCTGCATGAAATGGATTAGCTTTAGGTATGTAGAATTTATCTAATGGTATCTGTAATTCATCATGAATAATGTCATAATAAGTCATTGATACTTTTTGTCTGCCATCAGACCTGTTACCACTTGCATCACCTGTTACTAAAAACGGTACTGTACATGGATAACGTTTGTCATCCCAGATTCCTATCTTTTTCCCTGTTTCCTGATATACCCATTCCCTAATCGCAAAACATGTGTCATATATTGAAGCTTCACCACGTTCTTCACTACCTAACTTAAACTCTTTGACTATGTGAACACCGTATTTGTACTTTGTCAATGATATATCTTTTTGGCTTAGATTTACCTTTTTCATCACAGCAGCAGTCATTGGAATCTTATTAAAGTCAAAAGAGATGTACAACTGTTCAGTATTCCAATTGATAGGTTTTGAACGGACAAAAACCTTATTCTGTAAATCTTTATCTTTCAATACATAAACCCATGCTTCACCAGAATAGTCAACAAAAACAGACATGTATTCCTGTTCAAAAGTTAAACTATCCAGGTCACGGCTTGCATCTTTAACCTCAAACGGATCTATCTTTGGATTGTCCGTTGTAACCATTCTGAATGTCATCCAGTTTTCAGATGTGTTATCAGATTGTGGTAGGTCAAGTTCTTTGTAGTAATTAAATTCACATGAACCGTTTCTTGCACCATTCTGACATAACTGATACCAGTAATTATCCTTACCTGCTGCAGTACCAATAAAAAATGCTTCACCTTTGTAGTCGGTTAATGTTGGTCTGGCTACAGTTTTCCAATGATATTCCAAAATGTGTGATGGTATCTTTTGCGTTTCTTCATAAATTACCCTGTGATATTTTCTACCTCTACCCTTTTCTTTTCTACCCTCATCACCAATGGACCAGACTTCTAAAATACCTCCTGTGACAAATTTAATAATCTTTGCAGTCTCATCTTTATGGATTATCAAACCATTGTCCGCAACAAGTTTATAAGTGTCAATTATACGCTGCCATGACAATGCAAAATCTTTAAAATCATCAACAAATATACCTACAAATTTACCCTCAAAGACAGCAGGAAATATTAAAGCATTCGCAACAGATGTTATCAATTCAGTTTTGCCAAATCTCCTTGCACAGACAATGCAGTTAAATCTTCTGCGCTGTTCCTGAATGCGTTTCTGACCTGCATGTGGTCTGAATAAATTTATTTCTACGTTTCTTGCCATCTGAAAAAAAAGCAGCACTTTTCAATGCTGCCAACTATTAACACATAAAACTAAAAAATGCCTTATTCAGTATAATTTATTTTCACATTTATATCATTGTTGCCGTGATCGTCATAATCTTTCTCTCTAAACTGAAAATTATTTTTCAGATTAAAGATGGTAACGGCTGCATTATTCTTTCCATCCAATGCTCTTTCCTGCAGATTTTGAAGCACTCTGGCCTTAGCTTTTTTTATTGTGTGGTGAAAAATAGCATGTGTTGGTAGTTTTTCATAGTCATGTAAAGTATGTCTATCCATGTCTAACCATACAGCTAAACCCTCGACTGTGTAAGGTCTTGGGGATGGTTTAGTAACCAATTCACCCTCTTTGCTTAGAACAGTTTCCATTCTTGCATCGCACCAGTCAAAATATTCTTCAATCAATCCTTGTAATTCTTCAACGTTTGTGAATTTCTTAGATCTACCCATTTGTAATTTTTAAAAACACCCTGCATTGCTACAGGGTTAAAACCTTTAAATTTTATGAAAACATACGATTGATACAAAAATAATATTTTTATTTTCTTTTATAGATATTTCTTCGGATAATTTTCAAATTTTTGATTCTGTTATCAAGTCTGTTTGAATTTTCATAGCTGATAACATGACCATCTGGTATTTGAATTTTTTCAAGTTCGATTATGAATCTGGACATGGTAATTTGTCTATTTTCTATCCAGGCTGTTGGGTAACCAAGAGAGTTAATTTTCCATTTATATTTTTCCAGGATAGGTTTAAGTTTTTTATCAATTTTTACCCAAACATCTGTGTTTTCTTGGCTTAAAATTATCATAATTGAAACAAATTGTTTTAAAGTTATTTAAAGGCTATTTTAAGGAACTTTTTTTGCATCGGTCATATATATACACCACTTTGCAAATAAAATTGAAATTTAGATGGTTTTTGTTCGATTTAGACGGTTTTTTTCTACAAAGTTTAAATTTCAAAAAAATATCAGTCAAAAACAGGTCAAAACGTCGTATTTGTCGCATTTAATGTCTAATTAAAAAAAAATCTTTCTGAAACGTAGTGTGGCACTATATCTTATTAATATTTTCATTATTATAAAAATAATTATATATATATAGAGAATGTTATTGTGTTAGACTTTTTCACACAGAGTCTCACATATTCTCTGTAACCCTTATTTTTTTTTTTATAATAATGAAAAATCGTCTGAAAGTATAGTAGTGAAGCATAATACAGAAAGATTTTTTTTTAATTGTTAACTAAAATTTAACTAAAAAGTCGCAAAAACTTTTCGTGTACAAAAACTATTTTTATAAATATAGTTTAGTGTTGATACATTTAATGTTTTTTATAATTATTGTTGTTGTATTCCTTGTAATAATATCAAATGTAAAGACAAGAACAGATATGAAACAAAATGTTTTATTTTTTTTATCGAAATTAGTATTATATTTGAGCATTATTTAACATCTAAAAATTAAAAATTATGTTGAAAATTGCAGGCAAAGTTATCCAGATTGGAAGCATTATTGAACGTGGCGAAAAGAGATTTAAGACAGCAGATTTTGTTATTGAAACGGATGAAAAGTATCCGCAAAAGATAAAATTTGACCTGTTAGGAGACAAAACTGACATGCTAAAACATCTATCTGTAGGTAAGAAAATTGATGTTCATTTTAATCTGAAAGGAAAAGAATATAATGAAAAATTTTATAATTCATTAGAATGTTATAAATTTGATTGATTTTTGATGTCTGCCATAAAACATTGAAAAAAGCCTTGAATTTTTTACGTTCAAGGCTATTTTTTTTATACAAAGTTAATTAATTTCTGTTGGACTATCTCATACCAGAACTGCTCACATCTGTCTGATAGCTTTGTAATATCTTCATCATTGCGTTTCACATGAGTTATTGATAAGCAAAGATGTTGTGGGAATCTCGGATCATACGTTACAAAATCACATTCATCTCTGTTAGTAATCCATAAATATCCCTGTACCTGCCACCAGTAATCAGACAGGTATGAATCTGGATAAGAATGAACCACCGTATTATGATTAAGATAATTATTAAGATGGTTTACTGGGTTCCAAGGACATTTAATTTCAATGATTTTATTCTGTCCAATAAGACCATCAGGAGTACCACCAATGAAATTAAATTGTGAATGCATGATTGGTTCTAAAACATCAGTAACAGTATTCATGGTAAATTCCTGATAAGCATCTTTAGCGAATTGCTCATTGTCGTTACCATGTTCAAGTGATCTGGCAGTTATATCTGGTTTTTCTATGTCAAGTAGATCAAGAATTATTTCATCTGCATAAGTTAATGCAGTTTGACCAAAACCTTTACCACCTCTGGATGTGGTCATAATTTTACTAAATTGTGATGGACTAAGATGTG